CCCCCCGCCGCCCCCGCCCCCCCCGACTCCCCCGCCGCCAGTGACCAGCCGTGACTGCGATGCGGCGGCAGCGCCGGCCCACGCCAAGGCCGCGGGCCTGACGAGGCTGGCGTTCTGCGAAGATTTCTCGGACCCGAAGCGCATCAGCCTGACGACAGAGCTTAAGCCCGGGCAGACGTTCGCCCAGGTCGGCGCGGGCAACCCCAAGTTCGGCGGCGCGCGGGTCATGCCGGAGTCGGCGTTTCGGTTCGCCCCGGGCGTCATGTCGGTGGAGCCGACGCACAACAACTATCAGGCGAATTTCATCAGCGCCACGCCGGATGGCACGGGCTTCCTGATGCGTGGCGATCGGTGGGCAACGGAGATCCGCTGGAAGCACGCCGATTGCCGGAAGACCAGTGGCTTCCCGGCGTTCTGGAGCATGGACAGCCGCCACTGGTTCACGCCGACCGCGGGGCGCGTGTTCCTCGAGCCCGACTTCTACGAGAACATCGGCGGCGACTTCATCGGAGCCATCCACCATTGGAAGGCGAGCGACAAGGAGTTCCACGGCATTGAGATGACCCGCAAGCCGATGGCGAGCCCGGAGCAGTTCTTCGTCGCCGGCTCCATGTCGCTGCCGGGCCGGTACTCGTGGTGGCTGAACGGCTCCAAAATGGGCGAGGTCGCGCCGAAGTGGCTTGACCTGATGGCCGACTTCAGGGGGCCGGTGATGTTCGGCAGCGGCCCTGGCTGCGGATACACCGTGGACTATGTGCGCGTCTGGACGGCGCCGTAGAAAGTTCTGGACATGACCCGCGTGGGGGCCTATTAAGGCGGCATCCCGCGCGGGGCGCTTACCCGGCGCCTCTTGCGACCCTCCCTATCTTCCTAGGCTGCTGCACTTCCCCCCGGATGCAGCGGCCCTTCTTTTTTCCAGCGCCTCGCAGGCGAGTTCGACCATAGGCTCGACCGCCGGCCCGCGCTCGACCATCTGCACCCACCGCTCCGTGCGCCCAAACTCAGCGCCGAACGCCTTCTGCGTCATGCCGAGCCGTTCACGCAGCGCCTTGAACTCGGCGGGGGTCATCGGAGCTCGCTCTTGTCGTCGTCGCCCAGCGACGCGCAGGCATAACCGATGGACGCCAGCACTACTCCGATGATGGCGGCGAGGGCCACCCATCCCCGCCACGACTCCCATTCAAACATGCTCCTGACAAGGTTGTACGCGACGCCCGCCAGGACGGCGGTGACCAGCATCATGCCGACAACGCCACAGATCTCGCCGAACGCTTTCATCGCACCTCCCCCTCAGCAGCCGGTCGATTGGCCACCTCCCGCCATCGCATCGAGACGATGAATAAAACCGATAGGTTCCGTCTTCTGGTGGTGCGGCGAGCCACGAGTTTGCTTCGACCAAGCTGACAGGGCGCAATCCCACAGATCGTCTCGCCGGTGGCCCTGATTACCGTGCACAGGTAGACACCCGCAGGTGGGGCGATCATTGCTTTCCTCATCTTTCTCGTCTCTCCCAAGGTTGATGAATGGCGGGCGCTCGTCCGGGGCGCTCGCAACCCCACGCCCGCCGTTCCTTCGGCCCGTTACATGGCGTCCTCCCTTTTCCTTGTGGTTTGCCGCCCATCTCCGCCCGACGCGGTGGGGCCGGCTATTCCTCCTGCGCCTCCTCCTCTGGCCGCAGATCAGGTCGATGGCCATCGCCGCGGCATCCTCCTCATCGCCGTCGCTGACGGCCACGGCTTGGGCGAAGCTCATCCCGCCAATGGTCGCCTCGACGACGACGACCCTGGAATCACGGGGCTGCCCCGGAAGTGGCTCCCCCTCCCTAGCCACCACCCGGATCGGCTGCCAGCCGGTCCAGGCAGCCGGCGCGATTGTCTTGCTCATCGTGCGTCCCTCTCATTTTCTTCTCCCGCTCCCGTGGGCGCCTAGAACAGCCCCTCTTCGCTCTTGTCCTCGATGACCGCCATGGCGCCGACGATGCCGGCGATGGCGGCCTCCTCCGTCCTGAACTCCATCCCGACCCAGTGGTCTTTGAACGCCGGGGTCGGGTACACCCTGACCTTGTAGAGCGGCCCCTTGCGGACGATCTCCGCAACCGTGTCTCCCGCCTTGTTGACGTGAGCTTTCTCGGCGGTCCCCTGCCACGTAAAGGCGCTGATCTCCAGGCCGCCGTTTCCGATGTCGAGCATCTTGGGTTTTTCCTTTCTCCACTGTTCGTTGTGATGGGCGAAAATATTGCGCATTGCGGCGCGCCCGTCAACAGGGAAATGCGAAAATCCTTCGGGATGCCGTCCCGACTTTGGTGGCGTCGGACAGCGTCGGGCAGTTGGGGGTGGAGCTAAGCCCCTTGGAAAGGTGGTGGGCGCACAAGGACTCGAACCTTGGACCCGCTGATTTAAGAGTCAGCGGCAGCAGCGAGGAATATCAACGACGTGTCCGACACGGCCTATCGGACACGGCCACGAGCCCGGCGGTTTCGGCGGCTGCCGCGCAAACGGGTCATGCCGGAGCGTCGGACAGAAGCGCCTCCGCTCAGAACTCATGATCCATCTGGTTGACATCAAACACGAACACGCCCGCCTCGACCCAAGCCCCCGTAGGGTAGTGTCTCAGTTTGAAATCCCCTGGCCGCGGCCCCACGCCCCGGGCACGGCGTGACGTTAGTATCATCTAGTTATGGCGGGCCGCCCGTAGATGCCCTAAGAGAGAACGCAGGCAAGCGAGGAATCCGATGAACGAATTTCTGGTCACATTAACGGCTCGTCACCGCGAAGACGGTTCCGTGTTCATAACGTGCAATGAGGTCCCGTTCGTCAACGTCGTCGGCCCGTCCGAGGCAAAAGCCACGGAGATGGCTCTCAGGATCTTGAAAGAGACGCTTGAAGCTAACCATAGCTGCTCAGTCGTGGACATGAGGCCGGTTGGCGATGCGTCTGATCTGGTCCATGGGTGCCGGCAAAGCCGGGCTATGCCGGGTCACGTCATCGCGCAGATTGCGCCCGTAGCGGCTTAAACGCCCCTTCAATGTTAGTAGACGCCAAGGCTGCTTGGGCGGAGTTGCGCGCTCACGGACGAAGTGCGAGACGATCAGCTTCGTGTCGGCGTCGATGCCTGTCCACGTCCACGTATCGCCGGCACCATCGGGCGCGGCCTTAGCGGTGCCAACCGTGCGCTGCTTGGCATAGGTGAAGCTCCAGATCTCATCGACCTGCACCCGCCGCGCCTTTACGCCCCTAACCTTGTCGTCGTGGAATCCGGCGCAGAACTTCCCGGCGTCAACCAACAGCTTCGCAACGGTGTTGATGCTGGTGTCCGTCAGCCGGGAGACGGCCCGCATGGACGAGCCTTCGCACAGGAGGCTGAGGATCTGGACGCGCTTTGCGGCAGGAAGCTTGTTCATACCCATGATGGTATGAACTTCTGTGCTTGGCGTCAAGCAGGAAGCTCAGTGCGCACAATGCGAAGGCGCGGCATTTTCGGTTCCGGGTCAAGGATCTCTGAACCGTACATTACGCCAACCTCAGGCGGGAGGAGGCAAAGTAGTTCCCCAAGGTCAGCAGAAGAATACCCAAGCTTGCGCCGATGAAATTCCACCATCTGGCGAAGCAGCCTCGGGGCTTCTTTTTGTGGTTCGTTCGGCTCACGCTTGCGGTAACCGAGCTTGCTCATCTCTATCCAGAACATCTTGCTTTGGTACGGGGTGATAAGGCGCAAGCGCTCCGCGCGACATGCAATGGCCTGCATTGATACCTTCCAATATCCCTTCATGTTCGCGACATGACGGAGGTCGAACCGCCTCAGATGCAGTTTCATTTCCTCATGAGGAAGGAGAAATGCGCCAGCAAACTGATCTGCCTCGTCCTCCATATCGCAATCATCTTTGAAAGTAGTTGTGTGAAGGACCATATGCCCAAGCTCGTGCGCGAGCGTGTAACGTACGCGGTCTGCCGGAGCATTAACATTGATGAAGAAGAGGACGGGCATACCATCAATCCGCTGGCTTACAGCATCAATGAGGCCTGTTTCGGCGAAGTCGCAAGGCACAACGATGCCTCCGTTCTCTTCAATCAGATCCACCATGCTGGCTATTGGGCCTCGCGGCAGCATCCACGCCTCCCGTACAGCGCGGGCTATGTCCTCGATCTCCAGTGGACGCCTGGCTGTTCCCCTAAACTCATCCCTGTCTACTTCTGGAATATAATTGTTTGGCTTGAGATCGAATGACTGCGCTAGTTTCTTGATGTGAATCCTACGGATGTTCATTTCGGCAATGACACGCCCGAGAGCCTTTGCCGACATCTTCTTCCGCCTGCGGTAATGGAACGGAGGAAACCCATAAGGTTGTTCCGGCTGGTAGAAGAAGGCTGGCGGGTATCCGAGGCCGCGGCCAAGTACAGCACAGAATTCGTCTGGCGGCACGTTCACGCCGTTCTCATACTTCGATAGGGTCCCCTGGCCTACCCGGATCCTCGTGGCAAGTTCCGACTGGGTGAGCCCGCGCGCTTCGCGCGCTAACGTCAGCATATGGTGGTTAAACCGCTGCATGCTGCTCGCGCTTTAGCGGCGGTTCCCGAGTTACATCGACCCACCGCTGGTTATCCTCAGCGCGGTCTGCGACTGGAACTATCGCCACGCACCAGTCGATGGCCTGCCCCAGAGGCCGGGAAACCTGGGTGCGTCTGAACTCAGTGTTCGTCGGGTCCAGCCAATACCCTACAGACCTCAACCCACCAAGCGGGCGGTGGTCAACAAGCGCGATCCCGTTCGTGGCCGGAGAACCTCCGATCTGCCTCAGCCGCAATATGCGCATAGATGCAAGCAGCAGACGCCAAGCAGGAAATCGACTTCCTGCATGATTTCTTCCATTGACCGATTGACCATCCTTCAGGGCCTCCAGGCGCAGCTATCTATCTGATGATGCTACACCCCCGGGCGGAAGGGAATCAAGAAAAATATTCCTGGATTTATTTCTGCCGGGCGGCCCATCGCATCTTTGCCCCCTTCCTGGCGATCTCCGCCCGCTGCTCCGGCGTCAGCTTCTCCGCACGCGCCGCGCCGCCCTTCCGCCCCATGGCCTGGGCGGCCTTGTCCTTCCCGTCGTCCTCCAGTGGCGCTTCCTCAATCTCGCCCGTGGCGATGCGCATGACGTGCACGGCGTTGCTGGTAACGTCGGCTGGTCGCTTCTCGCCCTTTGGTCCGCGTGGCATGGTGTCTCTCCGGCTGGTGCTTACCGATAAGCATATAGCCGGTGGGGAAAGCCCGCGAGAGCCGCGTGGGGGCTACCGGATTTCAAACTGAGACACTACCAGAGCGTCGGACAGCTTGACACCGCGGGCACAGCGGGCTATGGGAGGTGACCCGAATGGAGGACGCGATGAGCGGGCTGGTTTGGCGGCGCGCAGCGGACGAACTGCCGGAAGAGGGAATTTTCGTGCTCGGGCGGTACGAGGGCGACAACTGGTTTTGCCCCAGCGACCAAGAGGGGTTGCGTCTACGGATGCTCTTCGGCCTACGGGCTGTGCGAGTGAACGACTGACACACATGGAGGACGTGATGAGCGCGCCGGCAGAAGTCTTCCCGCCCGGCGGGTACATCCGGGAGGAGCTTGAGGCCAGGGGCTGGACGCCAACGGATCTCGCGTGGGTCATGGGCGTGCACGCCAGCGTCCTCAGCGCATTGCTGTCGGGGCGCCGCGGCATCAGTGCTGAGATGTCGAAGAAGCTCGGCGATGCTTTCGACGTGTCGCCGGAGTTGTTCGCGAACCTCCAGGCGGCAGCGGACGGGGCGGCGGAGTGGAACGAGAAGAGCGGCGACCCCGATGTTTTGGCAGAGCGCCTCTGCCGGTTCTTTGGCGCGAAGGACTGAAACGGAGGATGTGATGACGGAAGAGGCGAAGTTGCTGATTGAGGCCCTGCGCAACGGCCCAGTGGGCGCGGCGGAGCGCGCCGTGGCGACGAACGAGGCGCTGGTGGCGTGGATCGAGAGCGTCGAGGAGCGGCTCGGCGAGCTGAAGGGACTGGACGGCTCGGCGATGGGCTTGCAGCACTAGCGCCGGCAAGCCCCCCCGTAGGCCAATGGCAAGGTCACCTGCTTTGTGTTCAGGAGGTGCGGGTTCGATTCCTGCCGGGGGCACCAAATTGGGAGTGCAGCTCAGTGGTAGAGCGGCGGTCTCCAAAACCGCTGACGTCGGTTCGATTCCGGCCACTCTCGCCACAGGGGAGGGGGCAATGCGGCTCATCGAGCTACCCGACCGTCGCCGAGTATCTGGCGGGTCTTGCGAGCGAGGATATGACGCCCGCCCCCGCATGTGCGATGTAGGGGTGTTTGGAAGACGGACGCTCTCTCTCCGGCCCCCGGCGGAAGTTGTACGCCGCCAGGGGCGCCCCCGGCGGCGGCCGAACGCTCTAGTCCTGCTAGGGCCGCTCATGTAGGCCCCGCCGGGGGTCACCTCCTCCCCGGCCCTTCACCACCTTCGCCTCCGCCTCCAAGCCTCAGCCTTGAACGCGCCGATCACGTCCCGCTGATGCCCGCGCCCTCCGTTTGGGGGTCAGCCGAACAGCGAGCCTTGCGACTCGACCGATCGCAGGTTGTTCGCAGCCTGCTCGAAATACTCCTTTTTGAGCTCGACCCCGACGAACCGGCGCCCGTTCTTCAGGGCCATGTAGCCCTCGCTGCCGATGCCGGCGAACGGCGATAGCACCACGTCGCCGGGGTTGCTGTAGAGCACGAGCAGCCGGTGGATTAGGTCAAGCTGGAGCGGGCAGATGTGCTTCTCGTCGTCGGCAGCGCGGGCGTGGCGGAAGCTGTTGAGAACGTTGGTCTGGTCTATATCCATCCACACCGGGCTCGCCCACTGCTGCCACTGCTCGACGGGGAACTCCTCGGCGGTGTGAGCGACCCGCTCCACGTTATCGCCCGGCACCCGGAACAGCAGGACGTAGTCCGGCATCCCGGGTCGCGAGTGCGTGCTGTCCTTCTTCAACTGCTTGTGCAGGAGCCCAAGCGACTTGGTCCGCTGCATCTCGACGACCGGGTCCTTCCAGACGGTGACTCGCCCGGCGAACCAGAACCCCATCTCCATGTGGGCGCGCGTCAGATCGTCCGAGAACGGGCGCACGCCGATAAATCCATCCCGCCATTTGCGCGTCGGTAGATCCGAGCAATGCACCGCCACGATCCGCCCCGGCTTGACGACCCGGAGAAGCTCCTGCGCGCAGTAGCGGTAGTGCTCGAAGAACTCGCCGTCGCAGGACGAGTTGCCCATGTCGGCGATGCTGTCCGAGTAGACGAACAGGTCTCCGAACGGCGGCGAGAACACGGAAAGGTCGCAGCACGCATTCGGCAACTGGCGCAGCACGTCGACGCAGTCCCCGTTGTAGATGGCGAAATCGTCCCCGTGGTAATCGCCTAAGCACTTAACCATGACGGCATCCCTCCCTTGTGAGTTGGCTTGTATGCGGCGAGCCGGCGCGCGTCAGTCTCGATCGCGGCCCGCATGTGCTTCGACATTGACGCGAGCATCTCCTGATGCTGCGCCGCTTTGCGGTCAAGAGCCTGCCCGATTTGGTCCTCTGCCCCATCCGTGACCAGGTGGACCTCGACCGGCCGCTTCTGCCCAAATCGCCAGCATCGGCGAACAGCCTGGAAGTAAGCCTCGTAGCTGAACGTGCGGCCGACGAAGGCCATGCGGGCGCAGTGCTGGAAGTTCATGCCGAAACCAGCGATCTTTGGCTTGGTGATGAGCACCCGCTGCTCGCCAGCAGCAAAGTCGACGATCCTCCGCTCCTTCAGCTCGGCCGGGTGCGAACCCCGGACGTCCACTGCGCCTGGGATCGACGCGACAAGCGCCGAGCTCTCCGCGTCGGTGTCGCACCAGACCAGCCATGGTTCGCCGTTGGCGGAATTGACGACCCCGGCGGCGGCATCAACCCGCGCGGCCATCGTCTGCCGCTTCACCTCGAAGATACCCGTGGCGCTGACGGACGTGGCAAACAGGTCGCCCATGCTCTTGACGACCGTCGCCAGCCGGTGCCGCACGACGTTGAGCGGGGGCAAGTCGAACGCCGATCCATCGAACCCGAGATCCTCCGGCGACTGAGCCATGCGCGCCCACGACGCCACCCACTGCCAGAACGAATCCGTCGCGTGCCCCTTCAGCCTCCACGACTGCGACGCCGTGGATGTGTCGTTGATGAACCACCGGGACAGCATCTCGTTCGGCGACATAATGCCCAGGAACGCAGCGTGGTTCGCGAGCTCCATGTGGTCGTTCGGCGCTGGCGTCGCCGTGGCGCACAGCCGGAATGGCGTGGCGGCGAACGCATCGATCAGCGCCCGCGCGGTCTTGCCGACCATGGCCTTGAGGATGCTGCTCTCGTCGAGGCTGACGGCGCCGAACGCGCCGGGGTCGAGATGGTCGATCCGGTCGTAGTTACAGACGTTGATGCCAGGGCCGACTTCCCCCTGCTCGCGCACCACACGGCAGTCGTAGCCGCGCGCCTTGCCCTCCCGGTCGATCTGCCACGCTACGGCGAGCGGCGCGAGGATGAGCGCCGGCGCCCCAACGTTGGCGGCGGCATGCTTCATGGTCTCAAGCTGGCAGAAAGTCTTCCCGAGCCCGGTCCCGAGGAATAGGGCCGACCGCCCCTTCCTCAGCGCGAACTCGACGCAATGGCGCTGGAAGTCGAACAGCCCCGGGTGCAGATCCGGGATGCGGTCAAGCCCCGCATCCGGCGCCCGGATCACCTTCCTCGCCAGAAACTCCTCGTATGCAGTCCCCATGTCCCTCTTCTTCCCATCCCATCGCCTTGCAGTAAGCCTTATGCCCGGCGATCGCAACGTCCGGGTCGTGGCCGTTGACGAGCGCCAGCGCCTCCATCAGCGACCTCCACACGTCAATCTCAGACCAGTTCACCGCCGCCTCCCCATCCCTGCGGCCACGGCCCTGCCGCGCTCGGCGAGGACGGCCGGGGTGATGGGCGGCTGGTTGGTGTGCTCGCCGTTGAGCCACGCCTCGACGGCCGCACGCGACCACCGGCGGCCACCCGTCGCCGGCAGGGGCGGCGGGAACCCGGCAGCCTCGAGGCTCGCCCTGGCGCCGCGGAACCACGCAGGCGAGCGCCGGAACAGCGCCGCAACCTCGGGCGGGGTGAGAACGGCGGTCACCGGCCACACTCCATAAACGCCATCACGAACGCCGCCGCGACTTGCGGGACGATGGCATTGCCGTAGCCCCGCAATCGTCCCACTCGGGCGGATACCCCATGAGCCAGCGGGAATGTGCCGGGTGGTCAACTGTTGACGTGTCTCTGGCTAGTAATATCAGCCTGTGCATTAGCACTTTTGTTCCGCCGCGGCGCCCCCATAGGTCTGTCATGGCATACCCACGTGCGTTGCAATACCACGACCGCTGAGATAGCCAGTGGTGGTCTTCATCCGAAACGAGGCAGACCTCTCCACCAGAGAGAATGATTCCCGGCATCACGCCTTACTCTTTATGTGCGATAAACAGAACTTCGTATTCGCTGCAGGGCACCACCGCTCCCCACAGAGCATGCTTGAGGGGTTGGCCACGAACGACCATGGATCGCCGGTGGCGCGGAAGGCGGTCAGGTCGGCGACCATGCGCTTGGCCAGCGTCGTGGCCGCGGCCTCGGCGTCGGCGATGTCGACTGCGGTCGTGACGGCTGGCGGCTGGAGCTTGGAGATCGGCGCCCTCGGCACGTAGTCCTCAAGCAAGTTGTCGATCTGGTGGCCGTGAGCCTGCCAGAGCAGCGAGTACATCCCGTACTGGGCGCCATTGGCCCGCTGCATCCGCCCCGTCTTGAGGTCGCGGATGGTGTTGCCGGCGGCGACGTCGACCTGGCCGGCGGCGACGATGCCCGGGGCCAGATCGGCCTCAAGGCGAACCTCGACATGCGCGGGCACGAATTGCGGCGCCACCATCTGCCGCCACATGCGGAGCTGCCGCACGACTTGGCGCTCCGCAGTGTTGGGCCTGGGGCTCACCTCGTCCCACTCGACCCCATCAGCGACGCGACCGCGCAAGTCCGTGATGGCGGCGTCCTCGGCCACGTCGGCGGGGGCAAGTTCGCCCCGCTGGATCCGCTCGTGCAGCGCCACGTGGGCGCCGGCGTGCGTCGCCGTGCCGATCGCAGCCCCGATGCCGTTGGCAGTCGTGCGCAGCTGGTACCCGGCATCCTCGATCTCGCGGCGGAACAGCCTGGCGGCACTGCGCCGCGGGCAGTCGGCGTACCCCGGCAATGAGCTGGCGCGGATGACGAGGGGCTCAGGCATCTGCGGGCTCCTCTGCGCCCAGCATCCTACTCAGCGGATACTTGTCGAGCAGGCGCTGGTAGATCTCGCTCACGCCCGCACCACGCAGACCCGCATCGATGTGTGACCCTCTGCAGCGGCGCGGAGCCTGTACTTGCGCGCCTCCATCACGGCGAGGTGGAGGTCGTCGGTCGCCGGCCCGAGCGCCGGGCCGGTGCCGATGGTGGTGTCGACGAACTTCACGCGGTACTGGACGGGATCGCCGGACGTTTCCCGAAAATAGATCACATCGCTCGCTTCCTGATCGATGCTTCCATCTTCGTAGAGAACGATGCGGCCCTTGCGCTTCGCCTGGTTAACGGCAGACTGGCTTATGCCAAGATGCCTGGCGTATTCGGTTTCCGTCAGCCCTTGGCGGGGTTTCCCCCGCCGTTGGGCTGCGCATCGGTTGTTTTCAGCCATTTGATCAGGTCTCACTCTGGTTGCCGCAAAAGTCCGTCACCACCGCCCACCCGGTCCTGCGGGGCGTGGGCGTCACCGGCCTTCCTGTCGCCCTCTCAAGCAACACAGCATGCTCTCCGTCGCCTGCGGCCTCCGGGCTCTCGACCCACAACACCTCGTCTGGCTCAAGCGGCGACCGGAACCTGCCATCAATGGCGAGCAGCAGCCCGTCCTTGTCCATGATCGCCCACCCGGCCTTGCTAGACGAGGCGGGCTGCCTCACCGAGGCGTTGAGCGCTTCAAGCGCGGCGATGCGTGCATCGAGCCGCGCCTGTACTTTGGCCGCGACTTCTTCTGCGATGCGCCTGACACGCTCTTCGGTCAGGGTCTCGCCAATATGGTGAGACAGTGTCGCGTTACCTGTCCAAGGCAACGTCACGGGGTGTTCGAGTATTGTGGGCGGAGTATCATCCCTTCGCTCCAGCTCGGCGAGCACAGCGGGGGCATCAGCCTTTGCCTGCTCCAACCTCGCCTCCAGGTCAGCAAGAAGCCCCGCCGCCACCTTCTTCGCCTCCCGTCTGATGCGCGCGCCCTCGCTCATGTCACCGAGGCTCGGCCGGCGCAGCACCTCGCTCAACGGCGCACCGAAGCCGACGCGGGTGGGCAAGACGACCTCGGGGGCCTTGCCAGGGCCGATGGCTGCCTCCCGTAGCTTCCGGCTGGCGTGTTCGGCGTAGCGCTCACGCTCAAGCAAAATCTGCCTGGACTGCCGATGCACGAAGTCCTTTGCAGCAGCCTCGCGCCCATGCGCCCGGCCAAGCCAGTAGGCGCCGAAACCTACGGCAAGGCCGCCGATGACGGCGGCGGCGACGAAGATGACGTCAAGCTCCATCTTTCGCGTCCTCATCGCATTTCACGTTTTGAATGAAGATCGCGAATAGATCCTTGATCTCCCAGGCCTCGATATCTTTGGCCTGGTACTCGATGGCGGTTTTCACCTTATAGACGAAGTCGTCGTCGCCGTTGTTGTCTTCGCATAGCGTCAGTTCCAGCCGCTGCATCTTCTCCTCCCTATGCCACGAAGCCAACCGCCAGCATGGCGAGCAGCCCCGCCAGGAACACGGCCAGCCTTGCCTCGTACGCGCTCATTCCGCGGCCACCTCTGCGTCGGCGCGGCGCCAGCCCGAGAGGCCGCGCACGATCCGGCCCCTCATTGCCATGTCGGTGACGCCAGCCGCCCTTGCCGCCGCAGTCTGCGTCGGGTACCGCGTGCCGTCCGGCCCGATGATCTCGACGGCCTTACCGCTGCTAGGCTTGCGACGACGCTCGGCGCTCATGGCGCATAGCGCCCGCACAAGCGCCGCGCGCCTTTCCTTGAGCGCCTCAAGATCGGCGGTCTGCTCGTCGAGGGCGCGGATGCTGGCCTTGAGGTATTCGGCTTCTTCCATCTCTCATCTCCTCAGCGGGTCGGCGTAGATCGGCGCCGCCACGACCCGGTAGCAAAGCGCCACGTGCTCCTCACAGTAAGACTTCCCCTCGACCACGGGCTTGCCGCAGTGCTCGGCGCCGACGTGGCGCACGATCGGGCCGGTGACGAACTGGCATGTCCGCGGCTGCCAGTTGTGACCCCGCAGCGGCAGGATCGACATAAGGTTGCTGACCGGCGCCTCCGGCGCGGGCGCCAGCGTTGCCTGCGGCGCGGGCCGCTGGCTGGGCTTGCGCTTCTTCGGCTGGCGCGTCGCCAAGTCCGCGAACGGGTGCTTGTGCCCGCCCCAGCCGGTCGACTTGCCGGTGGCGACGATGATGTAGCGGCGGCGCCCGCCCATGCACTCGCGGACGAGGACGCCCTCCGCGAGGAGATCGTTGGTCCGCCTTTTGTAGTGCGTCTTCGAGATCCCAAGGGCTGCGGCACCGGCGATGGTGGCTGGCTCGCCGCTCTCCGCCAGGCAGGTCAGGTACTCGAGGACGGCGCGCCGACTCTCCGCCGTCTGGCGCGCGGCGCTCTTAAGACGGGCGGCACGAACGGCGTTCATGGCACGCGGATGGCGCTGACGCCGCCCTCTCTTACCGTGACGACGACCAGCCACGCGCATGCAGTTAGGCCCTCTCGGACGTACGACATCATGACGATGTCGCCGGAGCGAAAAACGTCCTTGGCGTCGTCGAAGTAATTCGACAGGGCGCTCTGGTTCAGATCCTCGCGGCAGAGGTAGTGCCACAACGTGAAGCCGGTGGCGTAGGCGAGGACGCTCAGGTCCTTGGGGGAGAATGGCATCGTTACTTCCCTATCCTGTGTGCGATGACGCCGGAGGCGGCACCGAAGAAGATGCCGGCCCAGCCGCTCTCGGGGCCGGCGCCGGTCACCGCGATGACGCCGCAGCAGACGCATGCGGCGACGGCAACAGTGCCGAGGAGCCTCATGGCATGGCCTTCAGTGCTGCGCGCAGGGCGGCGGGGGCGGATGCCGCATGCCGGAGATCGCCGCTATGGAACCCATTAAGGGTGCCGCATGCCCATCCCGGATGGTCCCTGACCAAGTGGATGTCGCCGACGATGATGTGGTTCCACTCGGCCTTGACCAGCGGCAACCCGTACTCCGTCGCGATCTTGGTGACGCCGCGGAGCGTGGATGGGTGGAGGGTCCGCCCGGTCATGCCGGCGGCTCCAGGCCGAGAGCTGCAGTGCGCTTCATTTCGTTTATCAGCCGGCCGAAGCTGCTCATGGCAGTAAAGGCGCTGATGGTCGCCGGCGTTTCCGGTTTGATGGCGACGATCTCCTGCAGCACCCGCCGCAGCCGATCGTTCTCAGCCTGGAGGCGGGCACACTCGGTGCCGAGGCGCCTAGTCTCGGCGATGAAGTTGTCGATGTAGGGCTGGTCGATCATTCCGCGCTCCATGTCTTCCGCCCGGCGGACCAGTCGGTCGCCTCGCCTGTCTTCAGCGTCACCCGCCGCTTGTGGTGGCGGTGGCCGCGCTTGGCCTCCGCCCTCAACTCGCCTTCCTGCTCCAAGCGGCTGATCATGGCGCGCACCCGCTGCGGCGGGAGGCCAAGGATCTCCCCGATGTCCTCGCCGGTGAGCATCGGCTTGCCTTGGACCGCCAAGCTGCGGATGATCCCAAGCACCTGCCGGCGCCGGGCCGCCGCATACTTGGCATTCGCAGCGGACGCGATAGGCTGCGTGACCCCGCGCCGCTTCACTCCCCGTACTCCACCTTGTGCCAGTTGAGGCAGCACCTGCTGGGAGGCGTTTCGTCCTCCCACCACTCGTCGCCGCATGTCGGGCACTCGTGGAGCACGCGCCAGCCGCCTTTGCCCCATGCGGCAAAGCCGCCGTCTTCGCCGCGCACCCGCCAGCCGCCGCCGGCCTCTTTGGCCAGCGTGACCTGGCCCTTGATCTCTTGAGGCCAGCCGTCCAGCGCCATGTCCTCGAAGATCTCCTGAAGGTCGGAGAGTTCGGAGGAAAGGCAGATGCTTTCGTCAGGGCGGATCATGTGGGCGCGGCCAGTGCGGTGATGCCGCCAACCAAGAGCCCGCCCAAGTACCCGGCAATCCACGGGTCGACCACATCTGCGGCAGTCACGGAGCTCACGATGATGGACAGCGCGGCGCAGATCACCAAGACGGCGCGGAGAGGGGCTCTCACTGCGCGCCCCCCGCCCATGCCGCCAGCATCGCGAGGCCAATGTCGGCGCGACCGGCGTGGTGCGCGTGGAAGCTGGCGTGCGCGTTGGCGTCGATCATCACCTCGACGGCGCCGTCTCGGGACTGGTGCTGGACCCTCAGGACTGGGTCGACGCCGTGGCCCATATGCACGGCGGAGCCAACGATGCTGACCTCGGGCGGCGAGGGCGCCCCGGGCACCTGATCGAGGACCTGGAGAACGCGGACCAAGAGGTTCATCTGCGCGTCGCTGAACCCCTCGTCGAACTCCTGGAGGTCGTCGATGCCGTTGAACGCCATGACGCCGCCGCTCCACAACTTTACGAAGATCACCTCGGCTTCCCTCCATCCTCTTCCGGCTGGCCGGACAGCCACTCGGTGAACGTCTCCGGGTGCATCCAGCGATGCACGGCGTAGGCGCCGGCGACGTAGACCACGTTGACGGCGAGGCCGATGCCGATGACGGCGAGGGTGGTCATTCGCCGTCTCCGTCGATCGGGGGCGATGGCTTGTAGAGATCTGAGTGCAGGAGGTCCCATATCTCGTTGCCCCCCGGCGAGAGCCAGCTCCCGGCCACGTCGATCCCGTGATCAAGCAGCCCAAGGCTGTCCATCCACTGAGCCAGGACTTCCATGTGCCGGTTGCCCTGGGCAAAGATCTGGTGGTGATAGCCCCGCTTCTCACGAAACCAAACGAAGAGGCTCCACACATCCGCGGCGTTATCCTCGGAGAAGCCGCAGCCGCAGCCGCCCATGACCTCTGACCAGAAGAGTTCCTCGCGGCTTTCGTAATGGCCTTCACGCATGAAGTTCTTCAGTGACGCAATGTCTGCTTGCAGCCGCCGCTCGCGCTCGTTCACTCTCCGCCCCTCCACTCCACCGCCCGGGTGAAGCCGTTGTACTTGGCACGGATGTGCTGCTCGGCAGCGTCGCGGCTGTCGAAGAGCCGCAGGTGCCAGGAAGGCTCGCGCTTCAGCTTCTCGACGGCATCGCTCTCGAACCACTCTTCGGGCTGCAACGGGGTAGGCATAAGTCCTCTCTTGCTGACCAGCATGCTTTGCCCGTCGCCAGAGATAATCGCCCACTGCTCGGCGGCGTGGGCGCGAGCCGCGCCGGCCAGGACGAGGCCAACGGCAGCGGCGAGGAGGATGGACCTCATGCGCCGTCTCCTTCGCGAAGCGCCTGGGCCGCAATCTCGCCAATCCGCTTGATAATCGCCTCTGCCGCCAGCCACGTCATATCGGGGACAGCCTCTTTCTTTATCTCCCGCAGCGCCTGCTCCAGCCGCTGCTCGCGCGGCGTCTCGGTAACGGGCCACTCGGCGAGGATGCGCTCGGTGACGTCGTGGGGGAGGCCAAGGTCCTGGAGCGACCGCAAGCGCTGCTGTAGCCAGAACTGGCCGACGCAGGCCGACTCCCCGTCGACGACGACATGGGCGAAGGTCAACCCCGGATCCTTCTGCGTCCCGTACCCGTAAAACTTGATCTTCTCTCCGTCGCTCACCGCCCCAACCTCCATGCCTCTGCGCCGACGACCATAAGGGCGTAGGCTCCATTGACCCGGCGGGCGCCAGTATTGCACCCGCAGCGGCTATTGCCGACCCACACGTAGATCGCCCGGTTCAGGCGCAGAGAACGTGCGCGCGCCCTCTTGGCGACACGCAGGATTTCCGCCGTCCTTGCCCCTTGCGGGGTAGCTGTCTGCTGGTTCATTGTCCCGACCCCCTTGTTGGTTGTCTTGGCACCGCTTCTAGCGGTAGCCCAGACGGGGCACAATAGGGAACATATTCCTATATGCGTGGCGCCCCGCGCCGTGCTGTATGACCCGCGTGGGGTACGCCATTCATAGACCAAGGGAGCTAGGCATGGAAGCGACGAAAGAGCCTGCCGCGTGCGGGCTGCTGCTTTTCGGCGGCGACGGGGAGATCGTCGAGATGAACGAGGCGGCGCGAGCGATCCTCGATGGCCCGGGCGTGGTATGGGCCGAGGGGCACGAGCCAGCGACGCCGCTCGAAGTCTTGGCCAGCGTTTACGCGCGCATGGGCGACAAGTTGTGGGGTGTGAGGCTCTACGACACGTTCGAGTTGGTGGACGGCGGGCACCTCGACGTTGGCGCGCGCAAACTCGCGAACGGCCACGTCCTCGTCGCCATCTCCACCCGAACTCGCTGCGTCATTTGCCCCGACGCCCTGCGCGGCCTCTACGGCCTCAGCAAAGCGCAGGCTCGCGTCGCCGCCCTGCTTGCCGGCGGGGCCGGGACCAAGGAGGCGGCCGTGGAGATCGGCGTGGAATGGGACACGGTGCGCGCGCACTGCAAGAGTATCTGCAAGAGGATGGGTGTCACCACGGTTCGTGAAGCCTGCCGCATCATCCTCACCGGCCCAGCCTGCGCGCTGTAGGGAGGCAGCGCGCGCCGTGGTCGAGTTCATCCACTGGGTGCCGCGGCTATGGGCGCACGGCACCGCCGGCCTCAACGGCGACCAGCGCGCCGTCTACATGGAGGTGATCAACCACACGTACCTGCTCGGCGCCGCGCCCCGCGAAGACGTGGGCGCCCTCGCCGCCCTGATGCAGTGGCGCCCGAGCAAGGTTAAGCGCGTTCTCGAGCAACTGGTCGACGCCGGCAAGATCGAGCGAGCCAACGGCTACCTCGTCGCGAATCACTGCCTCGCGGAGCTTGAGCGCGCCGAGTCGCGGGTCGAAAACGCGCGGTCTGCGCGCAACAGTCGGCGGAAAAAAACAGCCCGTTCTAATTGCGAACCGTTCGTATCTGTTCGTAACCTGGACGTATCTGTTCGTAACCTGGACGTATCTGTTCAGAAGTCGGACGTATCTCACTCCTCGACTGATGAAAATCAATCACTTAGCTCTACGGTGGCCTCTTATAAGAGAGATAAGAGAGAAAACCCCCTTAGCCCCTTGCGGGGCGGGGGTTCGAGGAGCCTGAAAAAAGCGCTTGACGAGGCGATCAGCGGATTGCCATGTTCCCCACCGTCTGCTGAGCAACCGGAGCTTTTCGCAGACAGCGGACCACCTGGCGACATTCAGGCCCCGGCTGCCCCTCAGGCCCCGGCTGCCCCTACTGCCAGCCCGCGAGATGCAGGAACAAACCTGCGAGCCACCGGGGCAAACCCGAGGGCGCTGAAGACAAACCCACGGGAACGGCCGCCACCGGTCGATTTGCCCGATGGGCCAGACGAAGTGCGGCGCGCATTCCTGGCGGTGGCCCAGGGTTACGGCCCGGTCGTCTATCACAACCACATCCGCCCGCTCGGCTTTGCGGTGGCGGATGGGAAGATCACGCTGGTTGCGCCCGGGTTGTTCGAACGCGACTGGATCAAGCAGCGCTACCACGACGACATGGTGCGCGCTGCCGGCATGCCGATTGATGTGGTGGCGCAATGCCGCGACTGATCGGCGGAGAGTTAGGCGACGCCCTCTTCAGCTTCGGCGAACTCCGCGTCGAACGCTGCAACGAGCGCGGCGACGTCAATGTTGTGGTGTTGGTCGATGGCGAGCGCGTGGCCGCATTCTCGATGGCATGCGGCGATGCCCGCGACCTCGGCGCCATTCTGATCAGGAAGACATCAACGGCATGACTGACGCTGACCCGTGGGAGCGGTGGGTGTGGCTGGTCCACGCCGGCATGGATGCTGGCTCACCGGTGGTGAGCGCATGGTCGGGCTTGAGTGTGCCGTTGCTGCCGGCGGTGTCGCGAGGTTGACCAGGGTCGAGCTCGACCCGTCCACAGGCGGCGGCCTGCAGGCGGAGGTCGACCTATGGGCGCGAGGCGGGCGCGGGAAGCGGCCGGGGCTGGCTGCGGCACAGGGTTAGCTGCGGATCGTCATCGCCACCGAGGCCGCCAGCTCGGGCGGCCGTGCTCCCTCAGCGCCTCGAGCACGGCCTGCTTCACGTCGTCGCGGGTCAGCATCACTCTTCTTCTCCTGCAAGGGTTTTGGCGGCGGTGAAGAAGAAAACCGATACTGACATCGAGACGAATGCCCAAGCAAGGCTGGGGCTAACCCCGTAGAGGAACGTGAGAAAACTCATCCACGCGACAAATGCCATGCCGACGCACGAAAACGCAGCGACCGCCATAAGTACCTTTCTCATCCCACCTTCCCCTTCCGTGGTCTCCCGCGCCGTCCTGGCTGCGGATCGGGTTTTGCCTCCGGCTCATCGGCTGCCGGCTGCGGATCGGGTTTTGCCTCCGCCATGGCGGCGAGGTGCCGCGCGATGTCCGCCAGGATCCGCCGGTTTTCGTCTTGGAGCCGCTCCTTTACCAGCGCCGGCTCGCTGATGCCGGCGAGCTCGTTGGCCATGCGGCCTGGCTGGCCCTCGAGGTGCAGCCGGAACGCGTGGGCCAGGGCGTCCGTTGCCGTGGCCACGTCGGCGGTGAGCATGGTGAGCCCTTCCGCCAGGTCGTTCGCGATCTTGAGCTTCCGGTGCCGCTCCTCGAGGAGCGATGCCTCCATGTCCAGAACAGGCGCGTGCCTAGTGGCGCGCTTGTCGTCGACCTTGTACTGAACGAAGGCCGCGACCGCGTCCGCGAGCACGAACACCTGCGCCCGGCTCCCCGGCTTGGTGCCGGCGGGCTTGAGTGTGCCGTTGCGCACGAGGTTGCCGACGTGCGTCTCGGACAGCCCGAGGATGGCCGCGAGTTCCACGGCGGTGACCGCGGCCGGGTCGATCATGGCTGCGGGACGTCTTGCGGTAGCGCGCCCAGAACATCGCGATGGGGCAGTCCCAGGAACTCGGCGATGCTGTTCGCGAGATAGTCGCGCTGCTCGATCCATCCTCGCCTGTACGACATGACGGTGACGCCGCATCGGACATTGCCGGCGATGGAGTAGCGGAGGATCAGCCCGTCGTCGTCAATCTCGCAGAAGGCCGGCTCTGGCCTGCCGCGGGACAGATAGAGCACGTCCGCCTCGGCGTCGTAGTCGGATGCAATCGTGCTCATGGCTGCGGATCGCCCTCCGTGGTGGCTGCGGATCGGATGCTTGGGACAGAGACCTCGATCACCCCATCTTCTGTCATGGTGACGGTTAGCTCGCTTGCGTTCCACCGGATCGTCGTTGGCGCTTTTGGCTCCGGCGCCTCGCCGTCCAGCCCGGCCTCAAGAGCACGCATGGCGAGGACCATGACGGTGTCGACGTCGCCGAAGCGCCCCTGCTCGATCTTGGAGATGCCGGATCGGCACCGGCCCAGCCGACGCGCGAGTTCCTCCTGCGTAAAGCCGAGACGCATGCGCCAATTGCGGAAATCAGCGGGGGTCATGGGCCGTGCTCATCATCTCTCGCTCCTCACCTTGTCTTTGGCCGCCACCTCGGCGATGCGCTCGTAGGCATCGCGGAGGCTGCGGAAATACACCGCCTGCAGCGGCGAAACGTAGACCCAGCGCCTATGCGCCTCCGACCAGTAGCCGCCATGCCGGTGCACATGGCGCCGCATGGCGGCCTGCTGCGGATCCGTCAATTGACGACGAACTCCTCGCCATCGTACTTGGCGGCGTGGCGCTCACGGTAGGCGGCGATGAAGCCGACAAGGCCGAGCGCGCTGCGGTCGGACGGCATGATGGGGTAAGCGCGCACGCCGTCGTCGTCCATCTCCTCAAGTATCTCGCCGTCCATGAGATTGGCGACCGCGTCCCAATCGTAGATCTTGCCGTCGATGCGGACCTGATCGGGGATGCGCTCACGCTCGCCCTGATCGTCGATCCAATCGCACAGCCAGCCGGTTGGCCCCTGAGCCTGCCATCCTGCCGGCGGTTCCGGGATCCGGTAGACTAATGCGTCCACGTACTCGTCCGCGCCGACGTCGTCCATGTGCAGCCGCGCAGCTTCGGTGCTGCTCGCCGCCTCGCCGGTCCACATGACGCCTGGCTCGCCCATGATCGCGTAGTAGTTCATCGCTCTCTCCTCTATCCAATGCTGATAATGTACTCGCGTTGAGCACCGAATGCTATAGGCCGATATTCCTGTGGCCTCCCGTGTCGCGGTTGTCGCAACTGTCGCAAGAGAACAAAAGTGAACGCACGGCCGGCTGCGGATCGGGTGTGGCTGCGGATCGACTTTCCGCCCCGATCGCGCCGTTGCCCCCGTACGGGGGCACCTACCCCCAGGCGGGGCAAGGTCGCCCCGCATGGGGCATAGCCACCCGCCAGGCGGCCGCCAGCACCCGCTATGTGGCAAGGCTACCCCATAGCCCACAGCACCGCCCGAGCGACTGCACATTGCGCCCGCTATGGGGTAGCGCCAGCTTGTGGCCAGCGCTTACCTCACGAGCTCGCGACCGCAGAGTCTGCAGACATAGGACCCGTGGGCGCGGGAGAACGCAAGGCCAGCTACAAGCTGGCCTTGCCTATCTCGCCAGATCCACACTTGGCAACCCAGCGCCAGCGACGCGGCGGCCGCCTCGCGGAGAAGGGCGATCATTCAAAGTAGACCTTGCCATCGTCGCCGACGCAGACGTTCGACTCGCCCCAAGAGCGGGCCGCATCCTGCAAGCGGTCAAACACGGGATCTTCGCCACGGTCGAAGAAGCCGGCGCCGTGCCCATTCCGCGATAGCCAAAAGTCATGGCCAGCGCTGGCGGCGTCTCGAAGCGAGAGCTCCTCATAGCGCGCCAAGTCGCTGGCGTTCCCCGCGCGAAACTGCGCGCAGTCCTCGGCCGCATCCGCAAGCGCGCTTGGCGCAATGTCGTCGAAGGTAAAGCCGGCGTCGTCTAGCGACGTGTCGCCCGTCTCGTCTAGGCCAGCGGATAGCCAAAACGCGCATTCCAGGTATCCGCGCAGAAAGTCGTCCATTGCCCCTATCTCCCTTGCCTCAGTTGCTCACTGCTGCGGCCGCGCAAGCGGCCGCAGGGTGCGAGAAACCGTCAAGCGGCCTTGGCGACGCCCGTAATCAGGAAATCCGCCTCACGCACAAGCTGGCGCAGCGTGGCATTCGGCCGGTGCCAGCACACCGTTAGCGCCGTCTCGCCTATGTCTCGGTGCCGGTGCCCGAGCAAGCGCAAGGCGACGTACACGCGCTTGACCTTCACAGCGTCGCGGGTGTGCCGGTAGTCGTCCGGCGGGTAGTACAGCGGCGCTTCGTCCGGTGCGCCAAGCGGCGCGATCATCTCCCACGCTGGCCCCGGCACCATGCCAAGGGCCGCAGCGGCGCCGGCGGAAACGGTCGCGCGCTGCATCGTGACCAGCTCGCGCGCTTTCGCCGCGGCCTCGGCGACCGTCATGTTGGCCATGCTCGTCACTCCCCTTCCGGCCGCGTTAGCGAGTAGCGGCCATCGCAGTGAACCCATACGCAATCGGCAACGCTGTCCTCGGGCCGCATGGCGATGAAGGCATAACCGTCATCGGTGCCGCCGTAGTGGTATGTGCGCCATCCAGCACCCTCGCCCCGGTGCGGGGAGAAGTACTTGCGCTCGAACGCTGCCAGCGCTCGGGCGTACGGGGCGATTTCATGCTGCTCGCCCGAGCAATCATCCCATGGCACCGTCACCCGCCACGGCCGGCCGGGCGCCCTGCAGATGACGCGGGACGGCCGGTAATCGGTCGGGCCGACGAAGCGCGTTGTGATCGTGATCATGTCCATTCCTCCGTTGGGGTTGCTCACTGTTGCAGCGCCGCAGCGCTGCAACCGCGAGGAACCCCTCGCGTTAGACGCAGTCCCAAATCGCGATGAACTTGCCGCGGCCGTTGACGTAGCCAACGGTGGCGTTGCCATGGTCGTTGATGATGGCGCAGTCGCCACGGAAATCCGCCGGCGGTTCGTCGCGGAACCGCGGCAGGATGTCGTCGCTGTCAAACAGCCCAGGCTCTGGCCAGAAACCGAAATCCGCGCCATCGCCTACGTGCGCGCCGAAGTAGCAATAAGGCGGCGCAAACTCGGCCAGCGCTTCCTGGATCTGCTCCAGCACCTCATCAGCCTCCGCCGCCTCATAGCACTCGGACGCGATGCGAGCCTCGCGGATCAGCTTGCGCTTGGCGGCAAGGCCAAGGCCATGGCACCCGCGGTTCGCCCGTACGTGGTCTTCTAGGTCGTCGGCAAAGGCACGCAATAGATCCTCGGTGCGCAGGGTGCCAGTGCTGACGCTTCCGAGGCTGGCATAATGGCGAATGGTCATGGTCGTTCGTCCCTATCGGATGATGGTGGAGCCGATGATGCGGCACCTAAGGCGCCTACCATCGGCCGGCCGGTACGCTGCTGTGCAGTGCCAGCCTTGCGCGTCCTGCCAGATCCACATCTGCCTATGCTCGGCCGAGGATCTGGCAACGCCACGATGCAGGGCTGTGCGGGCATACATGGCTAGGCCCGTCCTAGGTGGTAGCAAGCCATAAGATATCCCGTGTATTCGGCGAACGGGTCATGGTCGGGATACCATTCCTCGACTAGCTGAGGCTCCTCAATCTGGCGGATGTATACGCCCGGCTCTTGCTCGGCCCATCCGTCATGCTGGTAGGTGTTGGCGTCCATTGCCTGCTCCCCTTATCCAATGACGACATTGTGCCACCTATGGGCAGGTAATGCCACAAGAACGTATTCCCATGCACATGGGAATGGCGTCCCATAGGGCAGGGCGAGGCCAGTCCTAGACCATAGGACGCCGTGCCTATGCCGCCCTACACGTCCACCGTGTACCTACGCACACGCCACGCGAGCACCAGCACAGAACGGGAACATCGACCCCCGCTATGGGGGTATGGGCACCCATACGGGTCCTTCCTGGGGGCCAGGCGAAGCGATGCGGGGC